AACTCCCCTGCAGTCAGAGGGTAATGGTGAATGACGTTCTCAAAGTCTTCTGCGATAATCGACCCTGCAGTGCCAAAAAGAGCCAGCTCTTCGTAAAGCATGTGCAGAGTGTTATAGGTATTTGAACTAGAAAAGATTCTGTTGAGAACATCTTCAACCGCTTTGAGCCATCCTTTTACTGAATGAAACTTCATCAGGTCTTTATCAGGAACCCCAAGCCGAAACCAAGGTCTCGCAGGGCTAGTCATCCCTGCCATCATTCCTGCTGTGTGTACGTTTACCGCTCTTGTAGCGGTGGAATCGAAGATGTTGTTGTGCATCTTCCCACCTTTGTATACGGGAGATTTACCAAACTGTCCTGCTCGGGGCATGTAGAATCGGCTAATATCCTGCCAATGGCTAAACCACGAAGATCGTAAGCTAAGAAGTGATTGCCACCTCTTTATGATTCGTTCGTATTTCGTTTCCATATCACTGCCCCAAGAGGGTTGTGCTTCCGAGTTGTCCTGGTTGGAGCGGGCTGTTTAACAGAGCGCCCCCTCCTCCTGTACCTCCTGCACGATTGGCGGCCATTAGCGCCTCTATATTAGGCTGCTTCTTATTGGCAGCGTTATAGTCTCGATTCGCTTTTTCTTCCTGCTTACGCATAAGTTCACGTTGCTGATCTTGCCCACGGTGTTGGGCCTTCCGAGACTGATCAGAGGTGTATGCTGCCGCTCCGACGGTTGCTGCGGCCAAAAGCCAATATCCTACTGGTACTGCTGCCATCACAACCTCCTTCGATATATTCTTTCTTCTAGTTGTGCGCCCGTCTTTTCGAATAGAGTGTCTAAACGAGACCCAACTTTTGCTGTCCAAAACATAAACTGGCCGCCTTGTTGTCTGACCAGCCCTTCTGTTTTCTTAATAAGCTCCAAACCGAGACGAGAGTTGCGATGGTTCTTGCAAACAAAAAGAACGTTGCTTTCCCCAACCATCATGTCTTTGTAGTGAATGTGATTGATGAAACTGACTACTGAATATCCGACGAGGAAGTCTCCATAAAACGCTCCTATCGCCCCCACTAGCCCTTCCTCTTGCAGCATTTGATAACAACCCAGGTCTGGGTCGGGGCCATAAGGGGTTCGAACCGCTTCTGTCTCTAGCCAGTGAGCTTTCATCATTCGCTTGAAATCGCTTACATGATCTGCTATCCTTATTTCTCGTGTGGTATAATCGGTCATAGGATTGCCTATTAATCTGTTCATAAGGATTATAGTCACGCTTTTTAGAGCTATGCGCCCGTGAGCCGTGTACAGCATCTAGTGTTTTGAACTCGACAACAGGGAAGGCGAAGGTCAGCGCAAGACCATCTCCGTGGTCTGGAGACTCCTCTCCTCTAGCTACCAAGTCCTTCTTGCGTTCAAGCATGAGCTGGTCTCTATCGTTATAGGAACACTCGATCACTGTCAGGTCTTTCTTCAGCTCAGCGTTTTCAGGAATAGCGCCAAGCTCTAACCACTTCTTGAGCCTATCCCACATCTCGTTCCTTTTATTAACGTAGAGCTTCTCGTTATCCGCTTTACCTCCAAAGTGGACTCGGGTCACTTCATACCCCAAAAACTCAAGCCCGTCTATCACGCCGACAGAGATTGGAGAGGCGTCTATGAATACCGTTACATCCATGCCAAGCTCACGCATCTTATCAATGTGTCTGGCGATCTTCTCTACTTGAATATGTGTTTTGGCGTTGACCATCTCGAAGGGAGGGATTGACCTGGCATCCCTGCCTATGCGGGTGTAAACTACTGATTTATTGTAGCCATACCTCGCAACGTCAATGCCTAATACCGCCCTGAGTCCAGTAAATGCCTGTTGCGGCGTTTCTCTATCAATCGCCCCATCCACAATGTCGGCAGCGATGAACTGTAAGGAAGATGCACGAGGGAATACACCACGAACACGGACACGAACGATGTCAGAGTCTTCACCATAAGTCTCAACCAGCTCGTTAAAAAACTTCTTATTGGTAATAGCGACGTTTCGGCTATCAATTGCTCTGGTAATCCAGCGGTGGGATTCATCATGAAAGCAATCGTAAAAGCGGCCACTATTTCTTGTAGGGTTTCCAAACACAAACCACATAGGCTCGCCATCGGTCTGACCTCCTTCTGCTACTTCCCATATTTTTGCAGGGATAGCGGATGCTTCATCAAAGATGTAAAAGGATGTGGAGTTCGCAGCATGTTGCCCTGCGAAGGCTTCTGAGTTCTCTTCTTTACAAGTGTGTGCATCAATGCGCCAGGACTCTTTATGATCAACGTGATACATCATCATTGATTGCTTAGAAGAGTGCATTCTGAACCAATGGCCAGTTACCGCTTTGTTCTTCCATTTAGCAAGTTCTGACCATGTGGTAGAGTGGAGCTGGTCGCCCGTATTCGCAGTTAGTTTACCCCGACAGTAGGGTCGTGTAGACATGATAAACATAATCAGCCAAGCAACCAGCGTAGACTTTCCGATACCGTGACCTGAGCATGTTGCAAAACGCATAGGGTCTACTGCAGTAACCCCATCAAACCCTCTTTTCTTTATTTCATTGCCTAGCTCTTCTAGGTACTCACAAGCCCAACGGTCTGGCCCATACTTACTATCGTAGTAAAGGCTGTATGGCTCAGGTAGCTCACATATTTGAAGAGAAGGGTCTGTATCCCAGGGGAAGGCGTATATGACAAAACCCAACGGGTCGTCATAGAAACGAGAGATGTCTTCAGCAAGTTCTAAGTCTTCTAGTGTGAGGCTCATGGAAACACCTCTTGCCAAGTAAGTGTATACTCGCAATCCGAACAACTAAACGTCACGTCTTGATTGATATACCAGGTTTGGTTTTGACAATATGGACATTGACGTATGATCTTGTGTTGATTGGCGATCTGCCTCTCACGCACTTCTCTGAACGTTTTTAAATCAAACAGCTCTGCGCTATCACTCATCGCCAATACCTGACGGTTTTTCTAATGCTGTTCTTTTACGAGCTGCGGCAAGCTTGTCGGCAACATCTACCTTGCTAGTTACATCTATCTTTTGACGGCCATATTTCTCGGGGTTTTCTGCGGCTAATAGAAATTGCAACAAAGAATCGCTGTAGATTATCTTCGAACCAATCTTAGTGCCTTTGTAGTGAATGTCTTCAGAGACACCAATCACGGCTCTACGATAAGCCTCTGATTCCCAAGACATAAAACCTAGCTTGGCGGCTTCTTTGTACCAGTATTCGAACTTAGCGTTTGTTTTTCTGAGTTGTAAAAGTTCGAATAAAGTTATCCCTACCAAGTCTGCTGCTTCGACAGGGTTGTTAGTTCTGGCTAGAACTTCTAAAAAATCATCGAGGCGTTTATCGTTAAAGATAAACTGCCTTTTAACTGCAGGGCTTTCCATCGCTACCTCCGTGTACTCTTTCTGTTACACTATGAGGTATGATCGAACGTTTATGCGCCCTGCTTTAGTTTTGGGGCTTAATATCCTCTCTGATTGACTTAACCACTGTCTCAAGAGCAGAAGCTATTCGTTCTGGAGGCACTGTACCTTCAACAACTTGGCAAGAGAACCCACTACCATGTTTTCCGTTGACCACAATTAAAATACATGCTTCTGCTTCTGTAGCGTCTCTGGCTAGTGTACAAACACGATCATATTTACCTGGGCCTTTTGCCATATTAATTATTCTCCCTATCGAATAGAAACGTGGATTAGCTCTTCTGAACTTTCTCCACTGCTTTGAGTTCATGATTTCACCAATTCTCTGGGTCTATAGTATCCGCCTCACCCCAACAACACGGGCCACACAACCTTGTCTCGTGAGGTCTTAACCCTTCAGCAACTACTCTAACTGTTGGGACTTGACCACAAGATTCGCAAGGCAAGTCATAGTTAGGCTCAGCTCTTGCTTCAACTGGCTTTTTGGCGCTCATACTCTTCCTTATCTACCTTCTTCAAATGAACAAAAGACAACTTCTTAAACCGCTCCATGAACTCTTCTGGCCCTTTATCTGTCATTAGGCACTCCTCTACAGGAAAAGACTTTTGTTCAACCAAGTCCAAAGTCTTTAAGAATAGTCTAGTCTTTTCGATATGTTCCTGAACATCCTGCGAGCCTTCGCTAACCCCGTGAAACCAAGTCTTTCTGTCCTTATTAGAAAAAGCGTCATTACCTGGGTCGGCTTTATCGTAGTGTCGTATGCGGTAGCTTATGTGTATCTTGCCGTCTTTCTTGTATAGCGAAAGCATAATATCCGCCATGCCGTTGTTGCACTTCTTAAACCATATCCCTATAGTGTCTTTTGTGATTTCAATAGCCATCAACTCATCCTGCAAAACTCGGGATTCAACAGCTCTCCGTCCATCCCTTTGTATTTTATCCAAGGCCCAGGTGGATGTCCTTGCCCGTCCCAAGTAGCTATTGCGGTAACAGCGTCCTGCAAATGCTCGTAACAATACCTTCCTTGTCTCACCCACATGCTAAGTCCGATGTCTAATCCATAAGTGAATATAAATTTCTCTATGGCACAAAGCCCTCTTCCCTCGATCTTTCTGAAGCAAGAGACATAGGGATACCAATGCGCCATTATTGCTCGTTCTTGTTCTGTATATTGGGAATCGTCATGCTCCATCCACATGCCTCACATTTTAAACACGGTATTAACTTGCCTGAGCCTCCTGCAGAGACCGTCATCACTTCTCCCCCTGGGAAGTCAGGAGTTCCCGTGTAGGTTTGTTGTATCGCTTTGCTTTTCTTCATCGGGCTGTTGCACTTCTTGCACGTCTCCCTTAATATCATAACCGCTCTCTCTATAGACCTGTGTTATTATCTTATTTATTTGATCTTCAATAGAAATCTGAAGTTTATTTGAGTCCATTACCCATGCTTTTATCATTCCTGCTTCAAAGGCATTGAGGTTGAGAATGCACGTCTTAGTGTGCGGGGAGGCAGTCACTAAAAAGGCTTCTCTCAGTTTAGCCACAAACAGTGGAAAGTCTTCTTTAGCGAAGCGGCTATCGTGTGCTTGCGTAAGCAGAGTGACTGTATCGTGATCGACCACTAGCTTGTATTTATCGGGCAGCTTCACGTTTTTCCTCCATGAGTATTCTTACATCCTGAGCGTGTTTCTTGATTAGGTTAGCCAACTCTTCCGCTTGATCGGGTGGAAAAGCTACCCACATAGTTGGCTTTGGAAATTCAAAAAATACGGTTTCTTTTCCGTGGCCTACAGCAATAGATAAAGCCCCTTCATCATACTGATTGAGCTTCCCTCTTGAGTACGTCCCCGCTGCCTCTTCGTGCGATTTCTTCAATTCTTCGTTCACGTTGCATCCTTTCAATAGAACTAACTATATGGCACAACTTCTCTGACTCTTCTTTATTTGCTCTCCAACTATACCAGTTAGACGTTGCTAAAATTGCGGCCACTAAAAGATAAACTACTGCTATGTAAATGGCTTCGACAGGAACCGCTTTGCAATTGTTATAGCCGTTGATGACCTCTTGAATAACACTCCCTACCATACCCCCTAGCGCAAAGGCGCTGAGAAGTATCCATCTTACTGACCTTCTTTTGCTCGATAAATCGTTGATCTGTGGACGTTGTACTTCTTCGTTAGATGACACACTGACACCCCTTTATCTAATGCTTCTCTGATCTCTTGCTTCTCTTCGTCGGTGAACTTGGGTTTGCGGCCTTTGTAGACTCCCGCCTTTTGAGCCAAAGCTATCCCCTCTAAGGCCGCTTCTCTGTTTAAGTCTGCCGTGAACTCAGCCATCATAGAGAACACTGTGAGACAGAGCTGAGTAGTTAAGTCCTTCTTACCAGGTTTGAGGGAGAGATTATGTTTCAGAAAATGAACCTCAACCCCTTTTTCCAATAAGATGTGGATGTAATTCAAAAGTTCTCTGTTGTTACGAGCAAAACGGTCAACAGAATGGACATACAAGGCGTCGCCCTCTCTGACATAATCCATGCAGCGTTGGAACTCAATTCTTTCCATAGTTCTGCCACTGATCTTGTCTTCAAAAACCTTATCCAATTCAATACCATATAATTGGCGTTCGGTGTTCTGTTTAAGGGTAGACACCCTGATATATCCTACTTTCATACTACAAAAAACTCTCTTTAATAAACTCGGGTGTCATACAAGGACAATTTTTGATGTTGCCATCGTATCTCATGCCTTGCAGTCTGACTTGCTCTTCTTTCAACGAAGCGTTGCCTACTATTGCTACATCATGGAAGTAAGTTGTTGTTTCGGTATGCCTTAGATACGCTTTGATGCGTGGGTCTGCCAACACTGCATCTGCTACATGCTGATTGAACTGAATAGCAGTGAGTATGGCTTCTTCACATTCCCATACCGCTTCCCTCAACATATCCAAAGACTCTGCTATCCACCCTGGAGGATCGAGCTTTTCGAGATCAGCTCTAGGGGTTAAGCTATTAACATAGAGCCTCTTGAACATAGGCTGATTAAGTAATTGATTAAAATTATAACTTCTGTTCTCTGCTTTTAAGTCGAAACCATTTGCTATTGCTTCTTCCGAAGGAACATCCTTTCCTTCTGGCGTAAACCTAGCCCTGAAGTCTTCATCTTCTCCATCGCAGATGACCACAAAGTTGCCTATTTCGTCTTCTGAGTCCATCTTATCCACGAGCGTGACAGCAAGGCGATTCAGTTTACGACGAAACATATAGTAGCCTTTGTCGTTAGTTTTTGCGGTCTTCAACTCATGCTTAAACTCTGACGGTGCGCCTTTGAGTATTTGTTCCCAAATATCTCTTGTTGCTAAAATAGCTACAGGGTTATGCCCCTCAGTAACTATCTCTTCTGTTATAAACCGAATACGCCTCAAAAAGAAATCAAAATCATTTTCTTCATTATCTCTAGCAACGTAGCGGATTATCTCTGATTCACTACTCTGAGGTTGCGGTTGATTCATCAGCCTTCTCCCCCATAAATTCTCTGAACATCTTCTCGATGTCTGCTCCGTGTTCGGACATGATCTCTTTGGCTACCTTAGCTGCATTACGCACCGTTGAACAGAAACTTTCTATCACTTCAATACTGATAGGTACGTCGTGGTTAGTTATATCCCCATCGTAGTAGGCCATCTGTATCTTCGCATACCCTTCCTTAATCGTAGAGCTGTACCTGATCTCAGTACCAAAAGCGTGTAGGAACCCATCGCCGTTCTCGATGGTTATCCCATCAATATAAGGCTTAAGCGATTGATAGTCTTGAGGTTTAATTGTTACTCGCCGTATCCAAGCCCCTCTTTTCCTAGCTATGTTAGCGAAAACACCGTGCATGAGTCTGAACGCATCGTAGTAGGTCTTAGGCGCATCGTCGAGCACAATCTCTTTAAGAGCTTGGCACTCAGAGGTCAGTTCCAACAGCTCTTGATACAAACGCCCTGGAGTTTTAACAGGAGTCTCGTCGTTCAAGCACAAAACCCCTCCGCACTTCTCTCCATCTGCGTCTACCATGTATGTATAGACATGGTCTGGTGGAATGCCTTCAGAGGCTACACAAGAGTAGCCGTTGAGAGTCAACTCAGTAGTCTTCTCATCTTCGGCTTTCAGCTCGACCAAGAGGGTCTGGTACGTTTTCTCAGGCAATCTCATGCCTGTTGTTTTGCGCCCATGCTTATCCAACTTGGGGATTATCTCGCTCATAAGCCTTCTATAGTAGGTGAGTAATGATTCGTCTTCTTTTTGACTTATCAAACCGTCTAAGATCAACGCCTCTCCTGATAGTGCCATATTATTTTCCTTGTCTTCGGTTTATATGTGGAAGAGCTGATAGCTCTTCACCTCTTACCTCATAGGCTACTATAGCTTCTATAGCCTTCACTGCTTCATCTGTTATCTGACTTGATAGCTCAACTGCATCAGATATTACTTTAAACTTCGAACTGCCCTTTCTTATCCATAAATTGCCAGGGAGTATGTACCATCTGTCGCATGAAGTAGCCCTGTACGGTACTAAAGGGGTGTACGTGGGCTTTTCTTTGAGCATGAGGTATCTTGGGTTAGCTGACCCCCTTTTAGACTCATTGTAGGCTTTCCTACGGGCATTATCTAACTCGAACTCCCTGCACTCCTCGTTGTACTTCTCTTTTCTGATCGACTCATCCACGATACCCACTTTTACCACTGAGATGTCGTCACGTCTTGTGTTAAACACATGAACGTGCTTGTCCCAAAGATCGAGTTCATCTCTCAGATGATCAATCCAGTGCGACAAGTATCTCTCTCCAGTCTTTGAGGTAGCGTCGAAACCTCCAACCCTTTTTGCAGAGATCACATTACCGCTGTGCGGTTCCAAGTCAGTGTGTACCAACCAGAACAGAACATAAGGACACCCTTTGGCTTCTGCCTCTGCCACATAGAGGGAGTAGGTATCCGCATAGGTTTTTTCAAACCTGGGCTGGCTCTTTAGTATGTAGTTCCTGCCTCTGTATTTTACTTTGTCCATCTTGTCAACTCCGTTATTTTTTCTTTATCAAATTCGACCAAATCTTGAGAGTACAAAGTTACCGCATTCTTAGGGACTCCCAACCAAAGCAGTTCTTTCGAAAGTCGTTTTCTTTCCCGAGGTCTTTCCAAAACAATCTTTCTGAGTAAATCAAACTTGTGGTCTCCAATAACGTCGTCGTAGTAGTCGATTCTTTGCAGAAGTTCTTGGCGGTAGAAATTAGCCAGAAGGCTCCTTCCCTCTTTTTCACACTCTCGCAAAGCCAGAACGTAATCGACGGCTTTCCTCAATACTAACCCAACTATTTGTTCGTTTATACGCATCTCTTTTTTCCTAGAGAGTCAAATACTATTTCTTTTATCTTATCGGGTGCATTAGGGGAAACCCTATTATCTCCGAAACGGGAAATCCTGTTTCGATTTTTTTTAGGCATGGGGTGTTAGGCGTACAGGCTAACCCTATTATTTTTAGGTATGAGGTGTGTGGTGTTAGGCGTACAGGCTAACCCTATGTTTCTTTTGGTGTTAGGCATGGGGTGTGAGGCGTACAGAAAAACGGATATGGGTGGGGGGTGGAACACACGCCGAATTGGGGGCGGGGAGGGGGTCAGAAGCCAGGAGAGGAGATCGAAGGGGGGTAGGGGTGCATCGACGCTCGATCGTAGCGCCTTGAAGCTGTGAAGGCTGTTAGCTGTGAGGATGTGTGCGAGTGTGTGCAGTTGTTCTTTCCAAATGTGTTGCCGTCGCACACTAAAGAAACGAACTGCCTCTTAAATAAGAAATAGAAGCTAAAGCAACATAAAAAGATTAAGCGCCGTTTGTCGCTCTGAACTGTACCTCAAAGAAACAAAGCAGATACTAATACTTATCTTTTAGCCTTTGAAGATTCGTACAGAGTAATCTCAGGGAGTAAAAACCAAGAACCCCTCTAGTAAAATAAAATGACGATGAAATATCCCTAGAGTGACTTCCATAGATTTGTCGTCTGAGATTAAAGATAACTTTACTTGTCGAAACTCCGGGGTTAAAGCGCCGTATATCTCTATCTTTAAGACTTTAATAGAATTAATGACTTAACCCTTAGAGCAGAATAGTAACTTCATCTTTAACGGCTAAAAGATGCGAATAATCTCGTTATATCAATTTACATAACTTTACCATAGGCGGCGAAGAGTGTAACGCAGAACACTTCACGCTTTCACACTTTCACGTCTCACAAACAGTTTTGAAAGTGTGAAAGTGAGAAAAGATTTTACTTTTCACACTTTCACTGTTAAAAAACGCTCAAAAAACAGGCATCTTTTCATGTTTTCGCACTTTCGCATCTCAGCCACAAGATGAAAAACTGTTACAACCCCTACTTTTCACGCTTTCACGGCTCAACGGCAAGCAGACAGACAGCGAAAACGTGAAAATGAGTGCTAAACTCAAATAATAAAATTTCACTTGCATATATTTTATTAATGAAATATACTATAGATAAATCGGAAACAAAAACACTAAGGAGTTTATAAAATGGAAAAGAAAGAAACATTCAATATGTCAATTAACAGCGGCGATTATGTCTTTCATGTCTTTAAAGAAACTGATAGCCAAATGTGCTCAATCACTTTAGACGACAATGAACAAACAGAAATAGCAGTGTTTGAGATTCACCCTTTAGAAAGCAGAACTTGGCAAGAGATAGCAAGAGGGGTAATAGCAAAACAAATAGAATATAGATTCACTAACTACATATATGATTTAAAGCGTAAGTTAAAAGAAGAAAAAAAAGACAGAGAGAAAAAAGAGCTGAAAGCAATCAATAAGCAAGGGTATGAAAGGGCGTTAAAATTCATCTCTCACGTGCAAAACGTAACAAAAACATATCATGAAGAAGCTAAAAGCTTAATAGAATTTTTGAACGTAGCTTTTGACTGGCTTGATTTTATAAATAGGTCTAATTTTAGGCAATGGCCTTTTAGACCTGAATTTCGTGAAGCTGGCGTCGGACTAAGAGGCTTAAGACCTTCGCACACAAAAGACCTGGAGACAAGACTAGGCGCTGTATTTCATAGCTATTTCAAGCAAACAGGTTCAGCGCAATTAGCCTTTGAATTGACCATAAGAGAATCATATAGGCTTTATCGTAGGGCTTGCCGTGTAAAGTTCAAAGAGGCGGTTAAAATACGAGACGCTGGAAAAATGGATATGTGGTTTTACGAAGACGGCTCAATAGTCCAAAAACATTTATTGAATAAATCGGAGGAAACAAAAAATGGAAACTAGAAAATTTATACTTTTAGAAGACTTATTTAAGCCAATTCAAACATTCGAAAGAAGTGTTTGGATTGAATACAAAGACCCGTGGGATCATTATAAATTTAAAGTCGAGAAAACGAATTGGGGCTTTTCTGTCATGGTGACTTTAAATAAAACTATTGATTACACACAACGAGCAATTTTTTATACATGGGGTACGCAATTAGCTGTGATACTCGCACATAGCGCAAAGTTATCAATTGATCATTACAAAGAACATTTTGAAAACGCAGCTAAACTCAAAGAAAAGAGAATACAAAATGATTAATCTAAGATTCAACGAAGAAATAAAAGCAATCGGTAGTAAATGGAACGGTTACGAGTGGATGCCTCCCAAGCTTGGATTAGATAAATTCGAAGCTATAGAACGTAAATACTTTAGTAATATGATTGCTATCGAAGTCACGTTAAACGATTCTAATCTAGTGGGCGAAGACTTCGGGTATAAGCATTGTAAAACCTTTTTTGGTTATGTATTAGCTACAGTATCGGGTAGGGACACAGGAGCAAGGATACAAGAAGGCGTTGCAATTATCGAAGGCGGTTTTACTAGCGGCGGCAGTGTGAAGAACTATATATGTAAGCTAAAAGGCGAAACAGTTAAATTAAGGATGGAAGTTAGCGAACATTTTTTAAATATCATTAAAAAGTCATCGATCAATTATACAGTTTTAAACGAAGAAAGAAAAGATAATAGCTTAGAAATAAAGCAAGCTATAAAACTGCTTGAAGCTAACGGCTATATAGTTTCAAACAAATCGGAGGAAAGGCAATGATAGGCTACTTACAATTTAAAAGCACAAGAGGCGATTGCTTTTTAACTCAAAGCGTAGAAGTTAAACACGAATACGGGGATAGATACTTAGTTTTTTATGAAGGACGTTGGAGAAGAGTGCATATACAAGTTAAACGCACTTTTATCATATTTCAAAACGAGAAAGTAACTATTCAAATAGAAGGGGTGTAAGCAATGAAAACGGCACAAATTACCCCAGAGCTTTGGGTTGCTGAGTCTGGAGATATTACAAGATATGGAAAGACTGAACAAGAAGCGATTGAGTGGGTTGAAGCGGCCATCAAAGCGCAAATAATGTATTTTTTAGGGGAATAGTCATGGTAGCAATAGCCAAACTCACTACAACTCAGATTCACTATCAGAGGGCGTATAGAACGCACCCTCACGTAAAAGCCTGTATCGCTAAAATAAGAGGGCAAACAACTAAAGCTGAATATATAAGACGCTGGCGTTTAGGCGTTGTGTACGATGGCAAGAAAATGCCGTTTATCCAAGTCTATTGGGAAAAAAGACACGTCGGAGACTGGCCATTGCCTGAGTATAACGACATAACACAGGTATTTTGCCAAGAGCTTGCGATTGAGATAATCAAAGCCTGGAAAGAACATGTTATAGGAAATTTTTAATAGATTGTGGATAACGCTATTATTTAAAGGATAGAAATTTTTTATCCACAATCTTTTGTATTAAATATACGCCGTTTATACGGCTTTTTTATTGTCTAGTTATTATATACGCACCAAGGCTTGTGTGAGTTATCCACAGTAAAACATCTTCCTTATCATTATTAGTACATATATGTATATAATACTAATGATACAGTTAATAAGAGAAAGACATGGCAAGGGCTATAATAGACGGGCTAGATATGGAAGCCTTTATGGAAGATAATCGGCCTGTAGAGTTCGACTTCTCAAAGCCTCTTAGCATGAGGCAATGGG